ATGAATTAAGACCATAGTTATTCCAATCGGTTGTAACTTCAACAAGTTCGTCGTCAATAACTGTGACATTTCGAATTCTTACAGGATTATCCTCAGACTCAGTAACAGAAAGTCTCCAAATCTCTCCTCTATGACCTCCTCCAATGCTGAAAGGAGCACCTCTTTCAAAGGCAAAAGATCCCCAGTTTCCATAGGCGTCAGCTAATGTAGCCCAGTTTGGAAATCCGAAAAGGTCATTCCATGTTACATCAAAAGCTGTTACATAAGTACCCATGCAAGAAAGAGGAAGCCTATAGATGCTGTAGTTATCTTCATCATAATTAGTCGTTAGAATTCTTCTAGAAATAGACTGACCTTGAGGAGGATAAATTAGGTAGTGATCTCTATCTGCATCAACAGAACCTGCAAAACAAAGATTAAAGTTAGCGCCATCTACCTGGTTAAAAGAAAAGTCGGGGATTTCCTCATCCTGCCTTTCAACGCGATAACCGTCTGTGATAATTAATCCACGAGGAGAAGCGGCTGAAGTTCTATTAAGATAGGTAATAACTGCAAAGGTAGCGTCACAACCCCTAGACTCGTCTATCTTATCAAGAACAAAAGGAGTTGTGTCATTGCCCGTGTACTTAAGAATCCAAACACTAGCCTGGGTAAAGATAATTAAATCATCGCGGTTAAATGCAGCACCATTAATCCATGTCCCGTCAGGAATGTCAATGAATCCAGCTCCAGTTGCTGAAGTTCTAAAGTCATCACAACTAAGTCCAGTTCCTGAAATTCTTATTCTTTGAGGGTAAGTTATCGTGGTAGAAGCTGTTGTTTCAGTTGTCCTTAGAAGAATCAATCGATCTTTCATTTGAGACATCCAAGAGCATGTCAACGCAATCACAGCAGCAGGAGGGTTGCCGCTCTCCATATTGTATGTGTAATCAGTTACAGCTGTACCATCATAAGATTGGATAACATCTTTATTGTTACAAAACAAAAGTCTTGGGGCGCTATCAGCATCAGCGTAGTTTACCCATGTGAAGAAATCATGGCTATCTCCTGTGTAAGGCGTAGCAGGAGAGATGTCTTCTAAAATATTTAAGGTTGAGTTGTATCTATTAACATACCGGGTATCAGCAACAATAAGCTCTTTGATGTTTGTTGCTGTGATGAAATTTGCAACCATCATAACAGGATTTCCAGGCATAGAGCTAAAAGCAACTGTTACTGTTGAAGCAGCAATTGGCGCTACCGGAAGAGTAATTGATATCTGACCGGTTAAATAGTTAACCGTTCCAATCTGAACCATTCCATCGAAGAAGAAACCTAGACCATTATCAGTGAAAGATTGAACCGGGTTGGACCCTGTTACAGTTACACTACCCCTTGCGATTTGAACAGGGCCAGCATACGTGAACAACATGTTTACTCCGTCAATCGCGCCAGTCATTGCAACAGGCGCAGTAGCGCTGACTATCCTAGATTCACGATAAGGAGTTCCTTCTCTCTCTGCTGTAGCAAAATAGTTATACCCTTCCCTTTTTGATAAAACACCTCTATAGACAAAGCCGTCAAATAGCTGCTCTTGCGCATCATCAGCAATTAGCCAAGGCTGCAGTCTATTGTTTAACCCAGTAGCGTAGTTAGCTATCAAATAAGGAGAATAAGTCATTATGAAACCCTTGTAACGACTACAAAACCACCATCAACATCAATTAAAGCAGACCCAGAACCGTTGAATTGAACTCTTACAAGAGTTGTTTGCACAGAAGACGTATAAGTGTTATTACCATCGATTGCGCCGTTACTTATTCCATTAGTTCCGTTCATGCTATGGCCGCACACCTGAACTATGTAGTTAAGATTAGGCATTGGGTCTGTAAAGTTAATTGTATATCGACCTGTTGCTGTCTTAACTACAGAAGAAACATTTATTTGAGATCGGATTACTTGGTTTCCTACAGCACCACTTCCATTGAAGTTAACCATTGCGACAATTCCAGGAGTGATCTGGATGTCTGTCGTACCATTGAAATATCTAAGTTGAGCCCGGGAGAAAGAGTCAATCCAAGTGTAAAGCATTGCGTTAGAGCCAGAGGGAAGACCAACCGGTATTGCACGCGCAATCATTGTTGACTGTCTATGAACTCCGTCTGTTGGCTGCGCTGAATCGTTAAACACGTGATCAGAATCGATGATGGTTTTCAGCCTAGAGAAGTTAGTGTTGTTTTGTGGAGGAAACAATCCTGGAGACTGACTTGCATTAGGTACGTTTGGATCAAAAGTCATGACTAAAACTCCGGAGTTGGACGTTGATTTTGATACTGAGAATTTGTACGTGAATAAACTAAAGCTCTATACCTTTGATATGCTGGCCATATTTCTCTCCACTTATCCATCTCTCCAAAGTCAGAGAAGATGTCCAACGCTGTTCCATAACAAATGTATCTATACAGATAATCTGTATCCAAAACACCATTAGTAATTTTGATTTCTACCTGGTATGCAGCCATCTTAATTTCATAAACTTTATTAGGTGGCCCCCTAAAAGTTATTTCATTGTTGTAGTACAAAGCATATTGAGGCCTTTGAGGTTGATAAGTCTGAGTTTCAGGCCAAATAGCATAGAATTGAGCCGGCTCCTGATACCAGAAGACATAAAAACCATCTGCATAACAAGGGGGTCCAATAGTAGAAGCCCCCTGGTTACCATTTACTAGTATGATATCTTGTAAGACTACTGGCCAAGGGTTTGGATCAGTTGGACCAAATTGGAATTCATACCAGGTCCTATTTTTAAAAATACGAATATCCTGGGTGGATTGCAACTGAATGAAATCCTGCAAATATTGCAACATGATCTCATCAGTAAACTGAGGGTCAGAAGCATCAACCCTTCCAGTGACATTGCGTAGTATTAAAATTAAATCTGCTGCCGACTTAGCCATATCTACCCTCAGACCATTTCAAGTAAATGACAAGAAAATCTATTTCTTTCTCCAACCTGCCGAGTTTCAGTCTTGGTCTCTCCACCGTCTTCTACTTTTACTTCTGCAAAGATAGGAGTTGCCAAACGATTAAGAAATCTAACAACAGGCATTGGAAGATCGTATGTAAATCCAGGCTTTAACTGACCTGTCCAGTCAATGTCTTTAGTACGACATTTAACTTTTAAAACGTTTTCTGGTTGATCAAATCGTTGAAACTTAATCTTAACGTGTTTATGCATCTCTGCTGGAGGAACCCTACATGGAACTGGTGGATCACACTTAGGATTCATTTTCTTAGCTTCTCTAAAAGCTTTATGAGCATGTAAATTCCATGTTGCATAGTCTTCAACTGTGTTCAGTTGGAATGTGTCGAAATCAAAAGGTTTATCCTCTTGTGAAATGACTTCAATAGGCTTATTTTCACCGTTAATTTCTTTATCTTTCTTACTCATGTTTCCCTCAAATTAAGGATAGGGACAAAATGTCCCCACCCTGGTTATTAAGCTACGTCACCAAGATTCACGTAGTTATTGAACTGCCAAGCATTGAAGTAGATAACATCGTTATCAGCTCCCATGATTGCTGTTCCTAGCGTGAGGATATAAGTTGGCGGGTAGTCAATGATTGCGTCATGTGGATAAGCAGGATTAACTGGCTGCGCTGGATTACCAAGTGCAGGGCTAACTTTAGTAACTTGTCCGCCTGATGTGTATGCGCCTACAATTGGAATAGGTAGACCAAACACGTCGTATAGAGCAAAAGTTGTAGCAGTCAGAACTCGAACTACATAGTTGTAGTTGTTGATCTGAGATGCCATTGTTCCAACAACTTTAGTAATGACAACTCTGTCGCCATCTGTAAGGTTGTGGTTAGTAGTAGTTGTTACAACACCTGGAGTTGCAGTAGAGATTGCGTTGATAACCAAATGTTCATTATAAAAACCACCTGGATCAGTAGCGTTTGTAATACCATTTGTTGCTTCCAATGTTGATGTAAGAGTGGTAGTTCCTCTAGTGATAATTAACGCATCACCAGCAGGCATATCTCTGTACCAAACTCCTTGCAGGTTGTTTGTGTTGGTCCCAAACTTGGTGTAGTTAAACCATTCAAACTTATCTGGAAAGAAAGGTAGTGTTAAGTTATAAGCCACACCTCCGGATTGGAGATATCCGCCATAACTATTAGTAACCTGGCTAAACTCACGAATGCCAGTGAAACGATTTAATGCGTTTCCTAATGGTGCTGTCATGATATTTCTCCTTTATTAACCTTTAGTGCTTCTTAAAGCCACACACCAACTATCGTCGAGGATAACGCAGCCTAGACGACCCTTCCAGCCCATAGTTTGGCGCTGATTCAACGGATCCTGTCCAGCTCCTAATGGCTTGATAATCATTTCCATAGACTGATCGTCAATGGTGATTCGTCCGTAGGCGTTAGCCGCAAACAAGAAGTTGTAGTAAATAGCTGGTGAAACAGTTACATCTTTGTAAGCCTGAGTTGTTTTAACCAGTCTGACCTCATCGCATGAGCCAAACTCGGCTTCAAGCACTGATTGCTGTCTTGGATAGTCAGCAGTCGGGAGGAAGTTAGATAGGTTTTTAAAGTCCGTACGCAGGTCTGTGGATATGATCATCCAGTACGCAGCCCATACAGGAGCCGTTCCGTAGGCATTTGTGCCCTCCTGATTAGGCGACAGCTTCTTCCCGTTGTTTCCTTCGAGATAGTCGACTGCAAGCTCTAAGTCAGTTGTAGTAACCTCTGTAATCGCATTTCCATTGACTCCGTTAATGCAGTCAATCTGCGCAGCAGTAGCTGCAAGCATGTTTCTAACGATTTTATCGTACGTAGAGGCCATGTTCTGTGCTAACATGTCCGCCACTTCATTAGCCGTTTGATCCTGGACGGTGATGATGACATCATCGCTAATCTCAACAACCTTACCGTATTGTGATACCACGGCAGTGATATCAAACTTCGTAACCTGCTCTGAGGCTGGGCTAACACCCTCACTTAACGGCGTGAGGGCATCAGCTAAATTGTCAAAACGACGAAAGATAGCTGTTTTAGAGTTCTTCTGAGGGATACGTCTCTCTTGAGCGAAGTACCCGTGAACGTAGTACGGCTGGTGTCTATCCAGCAAAATGTTATCGAAGAACAAGTTAACTTCTGGGTCAACTTGCACTGTCGTAGTAGTGCCAAAAGCCATTTTAGTCTCCTAGTCAAAAAATTAGTTGACTGTTGAGACAAAATTTTTTAAGTCTTGCCTCTAGGTCTCACCTCTAAGCATCTTCTGACGGTATTCACGGAACTCTTTTTTTCCTTGGATTGACTTCAAATACTCAACTCCTTGAGGCCTTGAAGATCTTCCCACGTCAGCAGGAGATCCGGGCTTATGAGCATTCTCAACAATCCGTTTTCCATCGTTGTTCCTCACTTCTCTACTAAGTGGCTTTTCTTCCACTAAGTGTATGTAGTCTTGAACAATTTCATACGCTCTCGCGTATCGATTAGGAGCCGTGTCAACCGAAGAAGCAAGCCAGGGCTTTTTCTCTAATATCGGTTTCAAATACTGATTAATCTTTTGAACAGCCTGCGGATTCATGTCTTGATAAAGCGTTTCAAGAATGTCTCTCTTAGCTAAAGCATTCGCTTGATGTAAGTCTTGTCTTTCAACAAGAGCATTAGGGTCTTCTTTGACCTCATCTTGCTTTTCTCCCGGCTGCATACTTTTCAAGTAATCTTGGTACGCTTGTTGGGCAGCTTCAGCTTTTAGAGCTCTGGCTTCAGCATCCTGAAGCTTCTTCCTAGTCGCTAACATTGCAGCAAGAGGAACCATCTTCTGTTCGTCTTGTTGCTCTTCCACAGACTCACCCATTGATTGCTCGGAGACAGCAGCCTCTAGGTTTTGTTCTTCTGTTTCAATTTCACTCATTCAAATGCTCCCGTTATACGCCCGTACTTCGGCGACAAGTTTATTCGCCCGCTTCAGCGGCGACCTGGATGGATTTTCCCAAAGAGGGAAGACTCAACTTATTATTTGGGTGCATTACCCAAAGAAGAGCTTGTGTCCCAGCTATGTTGTCCACCTCATACACATAGGACTCGTTTTTAACAGTAGGCATCTCATATAAGGCCATCATCTTTGGAGTTATATGAGTCTGTCCCTTCTTCCTCTTAGACTCTGCCCATCCCATGATCCAGTACTTATCCTTGTTTAGGTTCTCTTTCTTAACCTTCTCAAGCATACGGGTATGACGATCAACTAAATGCTGACGCTGTAGTAGATGGTTTTCGCCTATCGTAGGAAGTTGGTTTAGCATGCCTGTCCTCTAAGATTTTCTTTAGCCAACTGCTCATCTTTGTTACGCATTGCTTTCATTCTGTCAGCATTGCCATAACCAGCTGCAATCTGCGATCCTTTCTTAGGAACAGAAAGAGGGTTTTTATCGTGAGAATACTCACCTTTAGCTGCTCGTCCAGCACTTCCAGTAGGAGGTTTATAACCAGGATTTTCCTGACCTCCGTAGGTGCTCATGTTTGGCATCATCTTCACAGAAGAAGCCACACCTTTCATCTTTGCCATATTAAACTCCTGTAGTTAATGGGCTTTTTGTCTTCTGAGCATCTTGGGCTAACTTCTGCTCAGCTAGGGCATTTTGCTTTTGACTAATGTTCGCAGCCAGTTCCATGACGTCGAGCAGACGCTTGCGATCCAAGTCTTGAATTTCTTTAACTGTTTTAGCGTTGTCGAGTAGAGCTTTAGCATAGTTTTGTTCTCCTTCAGAAATTCTCTCTCTAGCAAGACCAATGTCTGCGAGAACTCGAGCTCTTCTTTCTTCGGCAAGAGCAGTATTCTGATCAATTTGTGACATCTCAAGAGCAAGTTTGATTTGATCTGCTTCCTCCATCTTCTGCTGCATTTGCTGTTGTTGTTCAGCTTGCTGAGCCATCTTCTCTAGAAGGATTGTTTTTCCTTGAAGAGGAGCCGCTTCTAAGATGTCTTCCCATGGAATAGGAGCTCCAAGAGAGACAAGCTGCAGAAGTTGGTAGTAATAAGCTTCCCTC